GAACGCGCACGGCTCAAGTGTTAGATTTATCTGTTCGAACGCTACGCGCAAAATTGGCTGTGTATAGAAAACAAGGATTTCAAATCCCTGGTAAGCCAATCGAATCTGAGGAAGTACCTAAAAAACCGGGACCGATAGATGAGTGATGAGGAAACTCCGCCAGTTAGAGCGATTACAACGAAAGCACTTACTCCGATTGTACTATTCCAGACGCTTATCAAGCGAGTTCATGAATTAGATCAGGTTTATGCCGTAGTTCGAAATAAAGATGGCACATTCGAAATGTATTCAACCCATGATCTAAGCGGGATTCCATCGGCGTCGGCAATGATGCAACATATGGCGATGGCGCAGGTTTTGGGCCGGATAGACGATGAATGAGAACCTTCGAACTCAAATACGATTATGCAGATAATCATGCGCAGGAGGAGTTCCATTTAGATACGGTTAGCAAGCTCCTGCATTTATCTGGTGGGTATGGCTCGGGTAAATCTTATGCGCTAGTCATGAAGAATGCTTCATTGGGCTATCTAAACCAACATATCCGAGGCGGATGTGTGGTTCCATCGATCGCAGATTATAAGAAGGATCTGCTCCCGGCATTCGAAGACGTATTAGAGCGCAATGGAATTCCGATCGTTTCTGTAAGTCAGCGCGGGGTTAAGAATGCGGCGAGGTACCATAAATCAGAAAAATGGTGGATCATGCCATGGTCGCGCGGGCGGCTGTATATCGCGTCGGCCGAAAAACGAATCAAGGGACCGAACTGGGGATTCGCTACAGTTAATGAAGTCACATTAATGGACCGCGTCAGCTATATGGATACGATTGGCCGCGTTCGAGTAGAGGAAGCGCCATTCCCGCAGATTGCCAGTTCTGGAACTCCCGAAGGCGATGACCACTGGCTGTATGAAGACTTTGTAGAGAAGCCGATTCCTAGAAGCCGGATTATCTACGCTCGGACACACGACAACCGAAAGAACCTGCACGCCGATTATATTCCTATGCTCGAGGGCGCTTACGACAAGGCAATGCGGGACGCCTATATCGAAGGCCTATTCGTTAATATGCTTGGGAATAGGTTCTATTACTGCCACAGCCCACAGGTATGCAGGGATTCAACTATCGTATGGCGTAAAGACGAGGAGGTTCATGTATCGCTAGACTATAACGTGTCGCCGCTATGCGCCACGCTTTGGCATCTTGTAACTATTACCGACGGGACAGGTCGCCCGGTGATCGATCTAGTAACCCGCCAGCCAATGCAACGGCTGGAAGGATTTGCGCAGATTGAGATTGCCGACAATGGGGATGCGGAGAAAATGGCCGATGCATTTTATGAGTTTGGGTTAGATCCAGAACGAACGGTTATCTATCCCGATCCAGCAGGTAAAGCGCGCAGCACAAAAGGGCCGCCAGAAAATGAACAGCTCAAGGCTAGAGGATGGAAGCGAATTAGGGTTAAAAACATAGCCCCGCGTTTTCGCGCGAGACAATTAAAAGGCAATGCGCTGCTCGAGCGGGGTCAAATCAAATACCATCCCGATCATTGCCAAGGTGTGGACAGAGACTTTCGGTCTTGTAAGCGCGACCGATTGACAGGCGAGAAGGATAAAACAAACATGAAATTGACCCATTACTCGGACGGGTTCGATTATATGGTTGATATCCTATTTCCGATGCATGGGGCTAAACCAGAACACGGTTCCGTCAGACATACACGCGGTGTATGATCCATTTTAGATTATCGTGTAACATATAGGCTAAGGGGGCCATTCAATGTCATTCAAAATCGTATCTGAAGCGCAAATTCTGGATGAGGCCACCCGCAAGAGAATAATCGAGGAGATCCAAGGTCCAGAAAATCAACGCAGGAAAGCAGAAGCATTCCGCAGATACGAATGTTTTAAGGATCGAACCGATATTTATGTACTCGAAGACTTGTTGCGTCAGATGGATGAGGCTACGGTCATGGAGATGCAATACGCTCTGACCAATATCAGCTTCACTCGAAAGATTATCGATAAGCTCGCTAGAGTATATAACCCAGGCGTAAAACGCAGCATCCACGATAATGAAGCGGCTACGGCAGACTTAGAATCGGTCGCTAAAATTTTAAAGTTCAACCAGACGATGAAGAAAACAAATCGTCTTTTGAAACTTGAACACAACTGCGCTCTATACATCAGGCCGATTCCTTCGAAGACGGAGCTTGGTAAATTCGATCTAAAACCAAGTCCGCTCGCGCCATTTCTCTATGACGTTATCGAAGATCCTCAAGACGCAGAGAAGCCGATGGTATTCATCCTCTCGAGCTATAGCCCACAGCGCACCCAGCAATATTATGCGTTAGATGCTGCTGCGGCGGGCAGAACGCACATTCCGTTAGTTCGGCAGACAACTGGTGCGGAAGGCGATGGATTAAACCAGGCGATTGCCGATGCACCATTTGACGGCGACTCAGACGAGTTTATTTGGTGGAGCCCCAGCTTTCATTTCACGACAAATTGTAAGGGACAGTATGTGAATGAAATTGTGCCGGATCATTCGAATCCAATTAAGATGCTGCCGTTCGTCAATTTTGCAACCGATCAGGACGATAACTTTTGGGCGCAGGGTGGGAAGGATCTCGCGGATAGCGGTATTAAAATCAATGCACTTCTAACGCATCTGGCCCATATCGCCGTAACTCAAGGATATGGCCAGCTTTATATGACTGGCGACCCCGATGCATTGCCAAAATCCGTAAAGACTGGCGTCAATCATTGCATTCAATTGGCAGAGAAAGAGGGGGGCGCAAAACCCCAGGTGGGGTATTTAACCGCAAACCCGCCAATTGGTGACCTAGTAAAGCTAGTTGAAATGTATATTGCGCTGCTTCTATCGACGAATAACCTATCGACCACCGGGTTTGCTTCCAGTTTACAGGGTGGGGCAGGATTACCCTCTGGTATCGCATTAATGATCGATAAAGCAGAAAGCATTGAGGATGTAGAAGACCAATCTGAAATCTTTAGAGATGGCGAACCGGATGCATGGGCAATTATAGCCGCTTGGATGCAGCTCTATGGGTCGCGTCAATTGTTATCTGAACGGCTCGTTAAATACAAAATCCCGCTGCGTCCAGAGGTGGTCTTGCGATTCAACGAAACCAAAACGATCGAATCTGAACAGGATAAGTTAAACATAATCGAGAAGCGTAGAGATTTGGGTCTAAATACTATGATCGAACTTCTCATGCGGGATGACCCATCCCTAACTGAAGAATCAGCAAAAGATAAATTAGCTAAAATTCTCGAGGAGAAATTGCAACGCGCTCTTGAGGCACAGGAACAAATGGCAGAAGTAACCGGAAATTCCATGGATGGGGGGGAACAGACTTCGGAGGAAGACCAAAAGTCTCAGGAAAATGGCACAGAGAACCAGGACCAGCCCCCCAAAAATCAGAATAACGAATGATAAAAGTCATCTCTAACCAGGGTTCGCCGAATAAAACCACATCAACTATTGAACTTGATGTGGAAGCGCCGCCGAAGGTGCTAGCTAAAATCCGCGAGGAAGTCGGTGATTTCTTGGTGGAGACAATTCTATCGGACGTGGCAGATGCTAAAAGCCCGGTGGCTGGCGAATCATTCCCAAAGCTGTCTAAGGACTATAAAAAACTAAAAGTATCTGAGGGCGGTTCTCCTGTTCCTAACATGGAGCTATCGGGCGAGATGCTCGATAGTCTGACGCATCATGGCTCAGGTTCCACTGTGGAAGTTGGCTTTTTCGATGAACAGGCTTGGAAGGCAGATGGGCACCTAAAATTCTCGGGTGAGAAGAATGCGACACCAAAGCGCAGGTTCCTCCCGGCCGAGGGCCAGCATTTCAAATCGCCGATAATCTAGTTGAGGCGGCTGATCTAAAGAAATCAGACCTGGCAGAAATATCCACTAAGTCTGAGTTATACGAAGTGCTTTCTGATAAATTCGAAGGAATGAGCCGTTCTGAGATTAAATCAGCAATTCTACGCATTCCAGAATTGACCGAGCTGCTAGACGATTTGGATTTATTGGAGATGCTTTGACATGGCGCAAGTAAATGTCCGAGTAAAATTCAAAATAACGGAATTCATTAATAGATTCACCGATAGTTCAACCAAAGCAGATATTGGCTCGAGCGTCATTATCGAGATGAAAGACATGATCGCCAAAGGCATAAGCCCAATTAGAGATGTTGGTCGATTGGCCGAGTATAAGGCGCAAGGCGTAATTAATAAGGCGCGAAAGAAAGCCAAGGTTGCTCGTGCTGTTATCAAGAGCGGGGCGAGTTCTGCTGCTGCGGCTAGGGCATCAGTCAAAGTAGCGAAAGCAAAATCAGAGATTAGCACAGCGCAGAAAACGGGATACCCATATAGCGTTAAAAAGAAATATCCAGATAAACAGGTTCGTCCAGTGAATTTATATTTATCTGGCGAGATGCTTAACGAATTGTCTTGGCGAGAAGGTTCTGGCGAATCGGTCGAAGTGGGGATGGTAGCGGGTGGTAAGAATGCTAAACTGATGGGGTACCACCAGGACGGTAATAAAAACATGGAAGCGCGCCCAGTCATCCCCAGAACCGGTGAGGAATTTGTAGTAAGAATCATGCGCCTGATAAAAGATATTTACAGCAGACGGCTTGCTGCTATCATTAACGCAAGCAATAAGTAGGGACGACTCGTTCCCGACCAATCAATAAAATTAAACACCGGCATGACTAATGCTCGGATAATCGCGAAGGGGATAACTTTTATGAGCGACGAAACCAAAACTCCGCCCGTCACACCGCCAGCCAGCAATGAAGAATTGACTAAGGCATTAGCCCGTCTGCAAGAGATCGAGACTAAAAACTCTGAGCTCACCAAACAACTCAGCGCTGTCAAAGATAAAGACCTCGAGAAAAACAAGGAATGGGAAACTCTGGCTAAACAGCGTGAATCAGACCTTCTTGCGGAGCGCAAAAAGAATGAGGACATGCGGAAATCTATCTTTGATGGCGCTAGATATTCGAACGTCAAAGATGAATGCATGAAACAAGGGCTGCGCCCCGAGGCTGTGCAGGATCTCGAGTTCGTAGATATGACGCCTGTAATCGTGGAAGCTACTTCGACCGGGCGCGTTCAAGTCAACGGTGCCGCCGATTTCGCCGCGAAACTCAAACAGACTAGGCCGTATTGGTTCACCGATACCCCACCAGCGGTTAATTCTAAGGGTGTTCGAGTTAACGATAGTGGAACCGGGAAAAAAGTCACAGTGCAAGATATCCAGGCAGCAGAAACAGCGTGGAGAAAATCTGGCAATTCAGAGGATCTGAAGGCCTATAACGGATTGGTTTTGGACTTTAAGAAGCAAAAGCAACTTGGGGCCTAACCGAGAATCAAGCCGCCATTGGCGGATAACGAACTTTTA